ACGGCATCACAACACCGCTGGCGTAGTTCCCCTTGAGGAGTCTGTTAAATGATTTTCTAGAACAGATATAATAAAATCACTATAAGGGACTATAAAGAACAATAAGATAACTTTATGGCTATATTAGTTATAAGATGTTCCCTAAGGAGTTAGTTAATTGCTCTATACGCCTATATCACCCTTAGGAGTATTAAAATGAATAACAAACTATTCATACTAGAGGGTAACCCTATACCTTTAGCAAGGCCTAGATTCAACCGTAATACCCTACACCTCTATGATTCTCAAAGCGCTGAACGAATACACACACGTCTCTTACTCGAATACCTATGGGGTAATAATGCCCCTCTAACTGGATCGCTCTATCTTGAAGTAGTCTTCCATTTACCAATTCCCGCTAGCCTGTCCGAAAAGAAACGTAACGCTCTCGTTGATACTCATCACTCTAAAAAACCAGATGCCTCTAATCTTCTTAAATGGCTCGAAGACATAGGCAACGAAATCTGTTGGCACGACGATGCCATGTTCTCAGAAATTAGAGTCAAAAAAGTCTATTCGCTTAAACCTAAAACTATGTTCGTTGTAGGAGAATTAGAGTAATGGCAACCATATCCACAACCATGCCACCAAAAAAAAAACCTAAGGTAGTAACTGAACACCCATCCATAACTAAAGCTAAAAACGCTCTCAAACCTAAAAAAACCCCTAAGCCTAACAAAAAAGAATCGAAACTAAAGAAATCACCAGAGATTATTATCCAGAAGTGCGTCGTAGAGGGACGATGGAGAGACACGGACTCGGGAGAAATGAAAGATGCTACTGATCTTTTTCTTAATAGAATAGCCCTAGCAGCTATACAATGGTCAAAGAAACCTGACTCAATTATCCTATCTCAGTTCTGTAACGCGGTGAATATGTCGCTTGATTCCTTTAATGAGTTTGCTAATAAGAACAAGAGATTAAAGGAAGCACGTAAGATAATGCACCAAGGCATTGCGGACAATAGAGAGAGAGGTTCTATTATGGGAGCTTACTCACCAGCTGCTGTTATACCTTTCCAGGGCATGCGTAGCCCTGAGTTTAAGGAGCATATGAAGTGGAAGGCAGAGCTTGCTCGTGATAACAACCAAGAAGATAAAAAGATAGTAGTACAGATTGAGGCTATTACTCCTATGTGTGAGAAGAAATGACAGTAGTAAAGCTTGATCGCTACGTCCCAAGGGAATACCAGAAGGGANTCTTCAAAGCCATTGAGCAAGACGGCTATAAGAAAGCTATCTTAACCTGGTCAAGGCGTAACGGTAAAGACGTTACTGCGTTCAACCTTATGGTGCGTATGGCTTTAAGAAAAGTAGGAGCCTACGCCTATTTCTTGCCTACTTTCACACAAGCTCGTCGAGTAATCTGGGAGTCAGTTCTTGACGATGGTACTAAGTTCTTAGACTTCATTCCAAAGGAGCTTGTCAAGCGTAAGCGTGAGCAAAACATGTCCATAGAGCTTATTAACGGAAGTGAAATCTTCTTAGGTGGCTCTGACAGCTACGATCGGTTAGTTGGTATTAACTTAGCAGGTATAGTCTACTCAGAAGCAGCTTTGATGAAGGAAGAGGCTTGGACGTACCTAAAGCCTATTATTGCAGCAAATGGTGGGTGGGTAGTGTTCATTTCAACCCCTCGTGGCCACAATTTTTACTATGATATTTGGAGAATAGGTTTAGAGAATCCTAAAGAATGGTATACAGACTTAAAGACTGCTAAAGATACGGGCAACGTTTCGCTTGTAGAAATAGAGGCAGATATCGAACGTGGCGAGATTAGCAGAGATAAAGCTGAACAAGAGTACGGATGCAGCTTTGAGGCTGGAGCTTCTGGCTCTTATTATGCTCAATGTGTCGAACAGATGCGTGTTAATGATCAAATAGGCTCTCATATAACTTGGGATCCTACTTTGACCGTTTATACTTCATGGGATCTTGGTGTTTCTGATCTTACCGTGATCCTGTATTACCAGATTCATGGCCGTTCTGTCTACATTATCGATGAGTACGCTAATAACTCAGAGGGCTTAGATCACTACACGAAAGAAGTACAAAGCCACCGTGATTATAGATACGAATCTCATTTTGCACCACACGACATTGCTGTGCGAGATTTTACTTCAAAGGCAACTACTCGCTTAGACATAGCAAGACGCTTAGGAATCAAGTTCAACGTACTAGAAAAGAGTAATGTGGCTGATGGTATAGAGTCGGTTAAAGTTCTCTTTCCTCGGCTGTTTATTAACCCATCTTGTAAGGGTCTTTTGAAGGCTCTTGAGAACTATAGCCGCAAGTACAACAACGTTACTAAGCGGTATGTTGATGAGCCTTTCCACAACCTACATAGCAATTATGCCGACTCAATTAGGTATTTGGCGTTATCCTTGCCTAAGATATTAGCCTCTAAGGGGCAACAGTCTGTGGAAGAGTATAGAGAGATGAGACTTAAAGCTCGTTACGGTAATGTTGATGACTATGCTGCGCCAATAAGAAACTTTAAACAGAGAAACAACTTATAGTTTTAGTTTCCTTTTACTCCAGTAGTACACTCAAGAAAAATAAGAATATTCTTAACGGGGTAGTATTATGCTTACAGACACATTATCGGGTATAAAGATCAAGGCTAGACGAATAGCTCGTATGCCTTCAACAGATCAAATAACAGACGCTAATCTTGAAGACTATATAAACACATACCTTCTTTATAATCTTCCCGCAGAGTTGAAATTACCCTCGTTAGAAGTGACAGTTAAGGGTACTACTAAGCCTGATGATGAGAGAGTCTTTATAGGCGGTACTTCATTCTATGATTTACGTAATACGTACACCAATGTAGAGCAACCTTTCTATATTGCGGGTTGTCTTATGGATTATTACGAAGATAAAGCGCTCTTTTACTACTCTTATTCTCAACGCAAGACGCTTATCAATGATATTCATACAGGCAATGGCATTCTTATTAACTTTACGGGTACTTTGACTACTATCCCCGTTTTGAAGAAATCTTTATCATTCTCAACAACAAAACCTGATGGTACTCCACTAACATTACAAGATGATGGAGTCGGTGGGTTCGGTGGTGACGGTACAGGAACGATAAACTACTTATCTGGTGCTTATACACTCGCATTTGCTTTCGCTCCAGCCGCAGGTTCTAACATTTATGCTCAATATGTGCCCTATAAAGCACAAAAACCAAGTGCTATTTACTTTAATGAAGACAATTTGATAGTCCGTCCTATTCCAGACAAGGTCTATGAAATAGAGTTTGTCTATAATAAGAAGCCTATTGAGCTTATTACTGGTGCGTCTCCAGAGCTTAAAGAATGGGGCTTGTTGATTGCTATCGGTGCAGCTAAGTTGATCATGGAGGATCGTGGCAATACTGACGGACTTGATAAGATAGCGCCAATGTATGCTGAACAACTTAAACTTGTAAGCCGTAGGGCTACTAGGCAGGACGTTAACAAGAGAAACTATACTATTTTTTCAGGCTATAGAGACTCATCATATTGGGGCGAGTAATGGATAGGTTTTTAATAGGACAGTTCACAACAGGTCTTCAAAAGAATGTATCGGCTTTTCTAAGTAATGAAGATGCTTTTGAAACACTAAGGAATGCTTATGTTTACCAGTCAAGAGTTCGTAAGCGTTTTGGTACTGATTTACTTGTACCTTCTGGTGGTGTGGTGGCAGGATTTGAGGCTTTAGGTTCTCGTCTTCGTTTTAAGCTTGCTAGTAAGACAGATGCAGTAGGTGCTCTTTCTCTTGTTATTCCTAACGCTCCCTTTGTTGTTGGTGCATCTGTATCTATAAGCAATGGTGTATTAACCGAGCTGTTTACTGTATCGCAGCTTGGTACTCCAGCTGCGTTACTTAAATCAGGTGCTGCAACACTAGCCACATTGAACACTACTACAGGCGCATTAGTAATTACTGGCTCTATTGCTTCTTCTGATGCTTATTTCTATCCCGCTTTGCCTGCAATGGGGCTTATAACTAAAGAGACTAAGAATATTAATAACGAGCCTCTTTATGCTTTTGATACGAAAAGATCTTACTACTACACTGCAGATGGTTGGGATGCTTTAGATGCAACTGTATGGACAGGTAGTGATACTGATTTCTTCTGGGGAGAGACTCATCGTGGTGCTACGTCTGCTGACGATATTCTTTTTGTTACGAATAACAATACTACTGATGGCATTAAATATTGGGATGGCACTGCTTGGGTAAAACTTAATCCATTAGTCACCGTAGCGGGTACCATAGAAGCAGCTCTTATTGTCGTATCCTTTAAGAACAGACTATTGTTGCTCAATACTACTGAAGTATTACCGCCATTATTTTCTAAGAACTTTCAAAACAGATGTAGATGGTCTCAGAACGGTACGCCTATTTCAACTATTGCTACACCTACCGATGTATGGCGTGAAGACATACCAGGTAAAGGTGGCTATATAGATTTACCTACTCAAGAAGTGATAACCTCAGCTCAGCATTTAAAAGACAGACTCATAGTAACTTGTGAGCGTTCTAGTTGGGAACTCGTCTATACTTCAAATCCTATCTTGCCCTTTGTATGGCAACAGATATCAACTGAGCTTGGTGTTGAGTCTTCATTTTCACAAGTACCGTTTGATCAAGCCATTATTGGTATGGGTAATGTTGGTATACATGCGTGTGATGGTAACAGTGTTAAACGAATCGATGAGAAGATACCCGACAAGGTCTATGAGATACATAACGTTGATGGTGGTATAAAGAGGGTCTGCGCCATTCGTGACTATAGAACAGAGCAGATCTATTTTAGCTATCCATCTACTGATAGGACGGCAGCAGATCCATACCCCGATGAAATACTCGTCTATAACTATAATACGGGCACATGGGCGATATTTGATGATTCTGTAACGACATGGGGACACACACAAGAAGGCTTACCTACTGGTTATGTAAAAGAGTCTCGTCATGTTGTTGGTGGTAATCAACAAGGCTTTATATTCATAGTAAATAGAGACAAACCTACTAACTCTCCTAGCATGCAGATAAGTAACATTGCTTATGTAAGTGCAAACAACAGTGATCTTACTATCAAGAATCATAACCTAAGCGTCGGTGACTGGATCAAGATAGAAAACTGTATAGGCAGTACACTATTAAACAACGTTATGGTTAAAGTCGTTGATATAGGTAATACAACTGCAAACGTAGTTACTGTCTTTAGTTCTGGAATAGTACCGCTTGCAGGTTATAAAGGTGGTGGTACCGCAACGAGAGTTTCTAAGGTAGATGTAGTTACTAAGCAGTTTGTACCGTATCAACAAAACTCAATGGGTAGTAGTATTTCTGAGGTTAGATTTCTTGTAGATAAGACTACAAGCGGTGAAGTTGAAATTGATTGGCTTCTTTCATCATCTGATACAGGTACTTTTGACGATTCTGAAACTACTGGGACTTTGCTTGGTAGTGGCAGTCTTTCTTTGTATGCTGAGCCGCTCGTGCCCTATGAAGCACGACAAAACAGACTATGGCATACCGCCTTTATAGACGCTGAAGGTGACTGTGTACAGTTAAGACTCAACTACTCAGATAAGCAGTTTGCTACTAACGCTAAAGTAGAATGTGATTTTCAGTTGCACGCCATGATTTTAAGTATGTCACCAATTGAGATCTTATAGGGGGTTTAATGTCATATCCAACGCAAGCCGATCTTGGGTCGTATGTACCAACTAGCTTTGTAATAACAAATCTTGCTGATGCTTCTAAAGCGATCAATACCATAGCAATCGTATTGAATACAAAAGAATCTGGCATATATCCTCTTGTGGAGTTTGTTAACAGTGCTGTCTATTTTCCCGATCCAGCGCTTACCAGCTCATCAGGACAAACGCCAACACTACGCCCAGAGTTTACTAAAGTCTTTAATATAGGCGCATTGGCGAACGCAGCGGGTACAACAACCATAGCTCATGGTCTTGATATAACAAGCGGCTATAAGACAACTCATATTTATGGGTCTGCTACACAACCTTCAACAAAGTTCATACCGTTGCCCTATTCTTCAGCGGTAGCGGCTGATGTAGTTGAAATTTGGCTTGATGCCACGAAAATAAACATAAAGATCGGTAAAGACTTGAGTGCTTTTACTAATACGACTCTTGTAGTTAAGTATCTTAAGTACTAGCTCATCGATTTTTGCATCTAGCAGATCCACAAAGGCAATCATCTGAATCGGAGAATGTACCTCTACAGATACAACCTTGTTGTAGGTCTTCTCTTTCTTACTCGGACGAGAGAAAATATAAAATAGGTAATAAAAAAAGAACTGGGTAAGCAATACATATACCAATTCCTATACCAATTCCTATTAATCCTAGGAAAAGAAGCAGAACTAAAGTAAATAAAAAATCTGACACAGATAAAGAAGATTTGTAGAGATTTACTATCCAGTTAAACATGAGCCCCCACTCTTACGTGTGATTGATAAAAAACAGTTATATTAAGCAAAAAGACTATACAACTTAATGTAACACGTTTATTTAACAGGGCAAGTAATACTTAAAGTATCTTGTTTAATATTAAGTGTTGACATATGCTTATATTGGCATATACTTATATATGTAAGCACATTAAAACACTTATTATATATAGGACTGACATGGAAATGAACTCTGTTTTATTCAAAGGACTCACAAAGAAAGAAGGCCAATGGTCAACAGTTGCTGCCGAGCTTCGCGAGATGAGATTAACTTTAAGAGC